TAAAGTGTGGTATAATACAAGCTCACTATGTAGCTAATGTGCATGATGAATGGCAGATAGAGGTAGAAGAAGAGGACGCAGACCGTGTAGGTAGAATGGGAGTCGAAGCAATTAAAGAAGCTGGGCTTTATTACAACCTACGCTGTCCAACGAGCGGTGAGTACAAAATTGGCAACACATGGAAAGAAACACATTGATGAAAATGAGCGATAAGAACTTGAGTGAGATTCTTGAGGCAGCAGAATCAATGATTGTTATTTCTATGGAGAATGATGAAATGTACCTCAGCTTTAGCGATAACCTCTCAGAGATGGAAGTCTTGGATATTCTTTCGATAACAACTAATTCATTTTATGAAGTTGCCGAAGAAGACCCAAGCGATGGTATTTAACTTAAACAGACTTAAAAGGTAACTAAAAATGGCAGATCAAATCAAAATCCGTGCAGACATCATGTGGGCTTACTTGGACAAACCCAACGAGATGAGTGGTAAGTTTCAAGTAGACTTGTGTAACCTGTCAGACCCAGCCATCAAGGGCTTAGAAGGGCTAGGCTTGGAAGTTAAGAACAAAGAGGGCAAGGGCTACTACATTACCTGCAAGAGCACACGGCCTATCTTTGCATTCGATGACGGCGGTACACAGCTTAACGGCACTATCGTTGGTAATGGCAGCAAGGCGGCGGCGTTGATTAACACATATGATTGGACGTTCAAGGGTAAGAAGGGCAAAGGCGCTGGTGTTACTAAGTTGGTAATCACTGACCTTAAAGAGTTTATCCCAATGGGCGCTGAAGGTATGGCGTTTGATGAAGACGATATTCTGTGATTGCCCTACTCGATAGCGACATTCTTTGTTATCGGGTTGGCTTTGCAACAAACGAGGAGTCTGAAAGTGATGCGCTAACTACAATGGCGTTATTCATTGAAGACCTCCTCCTTTATGACTTACTAGATACGGACGGATACGAACTGTTCTTAACTGGTAAGACTAACTTTCGCAACGAGGTTGCTGTAACTGTTCCGTACAAGGGCAATAGGACTAACAAAGCTAAACCAGTCCATCTGCCTTTGTTACGTGAATATTTAGTTACAGCTTGGGGCGCAAAGATGAGCGAAGACCAAGAGGCTGATGACGACATTGCAATAAGAGCTACCGAGCTAGGTGACGAAGCCCTTATTGTTAGTATAGACAAGGATTTCCTACAAGTACCAACATGGCATTACAATTTTGTGAAGAAAGAAAAGAAGTATGTAACGCCGGAAGAAGGGTTGCGTTTCTTCTACAAACAAATACTGATGGGCGATTCAGCGGACAACATCAAGGGCATATATCGGGTTGGGCCAAAGACGGCAGACAAGATGATGGCAGACTTGGTGACGGAGCAAGAGCTATATCAGTGTTGTGTGGAGGGTTTGGGCGAAGAACGGGTGCTAGAGAATGCCCGCCTATTATGGTTAAGGAGGACAGCAAATGAAATGTGGCAACCACCTAAGTAAGTTTAAGTTGGCTGGTTTCGACTGGATTGTTGTGCGTAGTGAGACAGATGCATTAGGGTACACAGACCCTGACACGGGTCGCATTATCATTAACAAAAAGCTAGAAGGCCAAACAACTGAGGTTACTTTCTATCACGAGCTAGTCCATGCAATTATGTTTACAATGGGTGAGCGTAACCATGATGAACGATTTGTAGAAGGTTTTGCCCAACTGCTATACCAATATGAGCGACAGAAAGTATAACGGCGGTGAGTGGACAGAGGCGAGGTGGAGAGCATTTATAATATCAACCGCACGAGCAGGTATGAGGCGTTACCCTCCGAAATGGCAAGCCCTTAAAGATGCTGGCATGGGAAAGAAGGTTAACAAATACTCTGGTCGTATGGCTGAACATTATTTATGCACTGGCTGTGGTAACTTCTTCATTGCAAGAGACGTACAGATAGACCACACCGACCCCGTAGTTGACCCAGCTACAGGGTTTGTTAATTGGGACACCTATTTCGACCGCCTATATTGTGAAGTGGAGAACCTACAAGTGTTATGTAAGCCCTGTCACAAAGATAAGACAAACGCAGAGCGTAAAGAAAGGAAGAAGAAATGAATGTTAAACTTGTATGGGCGACACCTGACGCTGAACGCTTAATTGCGTACATGGCTCGTGTCAGTAACCCAGAGAATCAAGATAACCCTAGCATTGAGAGGTTATTAGGTTACCTCAAGAACAATAAACACTGGAGTCCATTTGAGATGGCTAACGTGTGTATGGAGATTGAGTGTACTAGAGACATTGCCCGACAAATCCTGCGACACCGCAGCTTTAGCTTTCAAGAGTTCAGCCAACGATATGCGGTTGCGACTGACTACGAGATTTCAGAAGTGAGGTTACAGGATACTAAGAACCGTCAGAACAGCCTACCGACAGAGGACAGAGAACTCCAGCGGTGGTGGGACGAGATGCAGAACAGTTTGTTAGCTCAGACCAAAGGTATCTACGCTGCTGCTTTGAATAACGGCATAGCTAAGGAGGTTGCACGTAAGGTGCTGCCAGAGGGTTTAACAATGAGTCGTATGTATATGAATGGGACTCTGCGTAGCTGGATGCACTTTATTGACATCAGGTGTGACGAAGCAACCCAGAAAGAGCATAGAGATGTGGCTGACAAATGTAAGGCTGTGTTAAAGCAGCAGTTCCCAATACTTTTTAAGGATTAATATGAAAGACGTATCACAAAACTTCTTGTTTAAACGAGTAACAAACGAAGAGAATAGAAGCACAAACCACGAACATTTCTACGTATGTGAAGAGGGTGCTATCTGGGGTGATGTACTTAGGCAGTTTGCAATGTTCTTAGATGAGTGTGGCTACGTTGGTGTTTATGAGAATGTAGACATGATGCTAGAAGAACGAGCGAATGAAGGTACAGAATGAAGATACTGGTCATTCCCGACTGTCAGGTTAAACCCGGCGTAGAGACTGACCACCTTGAATGGGCAGGGAAAGCCATCTGTGATTATCGTCCTGATGTTATAGTTAACATTGGGGACTTTGCAGATATGCCGTCCCTGTCCACTCACGATAAGGTGGGTAGTAAGTATTTTGAAGGTAAACGTTATAAGGATGACATTTCATATGCGAAGATGGGTATGGCAAAGATGCTTAAACCTTTACGAGACCTTCAAAAGATACAGAAGGACACAAAGCATAAAGTATACAAGCCGCGAATGGTTTTAACAATGGGTAACCATGAGTATAGAATCAACAGGGCAGTTAACAATAATCCTATGTTAGAGGGAGTCATCTCGACTGCCGACTTAGGTTATGACAAAGATTGGGAAGTACATGAATTTCTTAAACCTATTTTTATCGGTGGTGTCGGCTTCTGTCACTATTGGCCTGTCGGTGCTATGGGCCGTCCCGCTAGTTCTGCAACTGTCATTGTTAATAAGTTACATATGTCTTGCGTTGCTGGTCACCAACAAGGAAAACAAGTAGCCTATGGTAAACGTGCAGACGGACAACCAATCTGTGGTATCATAGCCGGGTCGTTCTATCTACATGATGAAGACTACATGGACATTCTTTCTAACCGTCATTGGCGGGGATTGGTAATGTTAAACGAAGTAGAAGATGGGGCGTTTGATGAGATGTTCTTGTCAATGAAGTATTTGGAGAAGAAGTATGCACAAGCTAGGAATACCGAATCTTAAACACAAGCATAGGTACACAGTTTATGGGGTTGTAGGCGGTTATAACCCAAAGAAAGACATTGCCGTAACAGGCGCTACATTTGAGGAGTTAAAGAAGAAGATGAATACACCAACTGTTTTGGCGTGGTTAAGAGAATATGAACAGAAGTTACCTGACTATTTCAAATGCCATTAACACTACCTGATATTTACGATAAACTGAAACGGATGGATGAGGTAACATTGTTGGAGTTGTTGAATATACACAGCGCCGACATTGTTGACCGATTCCATGATTTAATTGAAGAACGAGCCGACTATTTAGAGGAAAACATTGATGACAATTGAGAATTTACCCAGCCTACGTGCACAAGTTATTACACGCCGCACATACAACCGTCCCTTAGAAGATGGAGGCTTTGAGAGTTGGGAGCAAACAGTAGACCGTGTTATTGGTCACCAGAAGTGGTTATGGCAACGTGCTGAGGCTGGCCCTGTTGCCTTGGATAGCGAACTAGATGAACTACGCACCCTTATGATGGAACGTAAGGTATTAACATCAGGTCGTACATTGTGGCTAGGCGGCACTGAGGTGGCTAAAAAGCGTGAGGCAAGCCAATTTAACTGTAGCTTCACCAACGTAGAGACGGTGATGGACTGCGTGGATACATTATGGTTATTGCTGCAAGGCTGTGGTGTAGGCTTCCGACCCATTGTTGGTCAGTTGACTGGATACCAGAAACCAATCCCTAAGTTAACCATTAAACGCAGTGAGCGCACCACTAAAGGAGGTGTGGCACATAACGAGGAGACATTTGATGCAGCAACCGGAGTGTGGACAATTAAAGTTGGAGACAGTGCAGAAGCATGGGCCAAAAGTATCGGTAAGTTGGTTGCCCATAAGTATGCCGCCAGTGAACTTGTACTCGATTTCACAGAGATACGTCCCGCTGGTGACCGTCTCGCAGGATATGGCTGGATAAGCTCAGGTGACGCTTCATTGTGTAAGGCATATACAGCTATCCATAAGTTGCTTAA